ACTGGTTCTACTGGCGGAACAGGTGGTACAGGTCAAAAAGGCCAGAAGGGACAGACTGGTAGTACGGGTGGTACTGGTGGTACTGGTTCAAAGGGTCAGAAAGGACAAAAAGGTCAGACAGGTTCTACTGGCGGAACAGGTGGTACTGGACCTACGGGACCAGCTGGACCAAACGGTGGTAGTTCACACTATGTAAACTCTGGAGATAACTATAGTAAATTTAGGTTATGGGGTAATAGTTCCACTTATTCTATTGGTATGGTATCGGGTCAAACCCATGGTGGTCTAAATGATTATGCTATGACATTCCAGATGAACAACGAAACTGATAGAGGTTGGGTATGGCGATATAGTGGTGCCGGTACGAACTATGGTGCAATGTCACTTACTACAAACGGTATAGCCTCTATTGCAGACAGATTAGCGATTGGCTATGGAGCAACTGCTACTGGTACTCCATCATCATCGTATAAACTGAGTGTTAGTGGTGTAATATATGCAACAAGTAATATCATTGCATACTCTGATAGAAGAGCTAAAGAAAACATTGTTCCGGTTACAAATGCTTTAGAAAAAGTAAGCCAAATGGAAGGTGTTTACTATGACATGATAGAAGAAGAAAATGGTAAGCGTAAGATTGGTGTTATAGCCCAAGATATGATGAAGCTTTTACCAGAAGTAGTTAACTACGATCCTGATTATGACAATTATGGTGTAGATTATGGTAATATAACTGCAATACTAATTGAAGCTATTAAAGATCTTAAGGCAGAAGTTGAAGAATTAAAGAAAAAATAACTATATAAATAATATTATGAATATAAGTGTACCAGCATGGATTTTTAATGATGGTCACTTTTCATCTGAGTTTTGTGATGAAATTGTGACGTATTGTGATGAAAATCTTGAATTAAATAAAGCAAATATTGGGCCTACGGAAGAACTTTCTACTACAAAAGATAGTGTTAGATCTTCGACCGTAGGCTTTATATATCCCGAAGATGATTATGGAAAATATATTCATGAAGTAATTCGTGATGTATTCATCCAGTACAATCAATATTTTGATTTTGTTATAGACCCATCAACAATCGAAATCCAATATACTACCTACCACGCAGAAGATAATGGCCATTATTCTTGGCATACTGATTCTTGGCATGGAACACAAGGTGATAATCCCGAAAGAAAATTAAGCATGACTTTTCAATTATCTGACTCTTCTGACTATGAAGGCGGTGAATTTGAAACTGATCCTGCATTTATTAGTATACCTTCAGATGCAATAAAAGACAAAGGGACAATAGTAGTATTTCCATCACTGCTTAGACATAGAGTCAATAAAATTACAAAAGGTACAAGAAGATCATTGGTTGCGTGGTGCGGAGGCCCTAATTGGCGATGAAAAAAATAGTTATAAACTTACCAAGAAGAAATGACAGAAAGGCTCATTTCATTGAAAATAATAAAACTTTGTCTGATTATGAATGGTTAGAAGCCATTGATGGTAAACAAATAACACATGATGACTTATTAAGATCAGGCGCTGATACCAATAAGTTTTGGCGTGATCCGTTTAAAAATAGAAAATTGACACACGGTGAAGTGGGTTGTTTATTATCTCATCGGGAAGCTTGGGCTAAAGTAGCAAACCAAGATGAACCTGTTATGATTATTGAAGATGATGCTATAGCACTTGACAACTACGATGAAGAGTATTATGAATCATTAGCTAAGGAATATAATTTAATTTATTTGCAGCGAAATGAAAACGAACCAGAAAATGTAACTTCTATCAATGATAAGATAGAAATTCCAGCATATCCGTATAACTTAACTGCATATGTATTAACACCAGAAGCTGCTATCATATTGTTATCTACTGACATTTTTACTAATATTATTCCTAATGATGAGTATGTTCCTTTAATGTTAGATAAGCTTAACCCATGTGCGTTAAAAGAAGATTCATTTACTCAAGCATCAAGAGATAAACTTGGATCTGATTTAGAACCATATGATGAATCAGATTGGTTTATTGATTTTAGAGTGCACCCAGTTACAGTTGGTACTGATCGTAAACAATTTGTTAATATGATGACATCCGCCAATAAGTTTGGCATATATCCAGTTAATTTAGGTAATAATGTTGACTGGGAAGGAACCGATATGGTTGGTCCTGGCGGAGGTCATAAAGTAAATTTATTAAGGGAATATATTAAAGATTTACCAGACCATGATGTAGTTTTATTTACAGATGCATATGACGTTTTATACAATGATGATTTAGAAACAATCACTAGACGTTACGTTGGGTATAATAAAAAGATAGTATTTTCTGCTGAAGCACAATGTTGGCCAGATGAATCAATTGCTGAAGAATTTAAAGCTATAGTTCGAACTGAAGAGCAAACAAATAAGTACGAATATTTAAATAGTGGAACTTTTATTGGTCAAGTAAAAGAATTAAAGGCAATGCTTGCCGATACGGTTGATAACGACGGAGATGACCAGTTATATTACCAAAGGTTATTTTTATCTAATAAGTATGATGCTATATTAGATTATGAGGGATATATTTTTCAGTGTCATGAACCAGAAACTCAAATTATGCACAATGGACAATATTATAATCCTATTACTAACTGCTGTCCAGCAATTTATCATGGCAATGGCGGCGATTTTGCTAAGACAAAATTAAATGAATTGACATTTAAAAGTCCTATGATTTACTTGCCAGTTTACAAGAATATTGATGTTATAAGCCAAGATATGTTTGTAGTTGATTTTATGACACAGGCACATTGTGAGTATTTAATAGAAGAAGCTGATAAACATGGCGGTTGGGGTAGTTTGTCATATGATAAATTCCCAGCACAAGAAATACGAATGAAAGAACTTGGCTTGTGGGATGAGTTAGAAGCACATTGGAAAAAACACTTATACCCAGCGATTGAACAATTCTGGAAACCAATGGAAATGTATGGATTACGTGATGCATTTGTAATGCGTTATGCAACGGATACGCAAACAAAATTAAATATGCATACAGATGCTAGTCTTGTTACTGGTTCGGTTAAGTTAAATGAAGATTATGAAGGTGCTGAATTAATCTTCCCTAGACAAAACATTAAAAATACTGACATTCCGGTTGGTAAAGCAATAATGTTTCCAGGTCAGGTTACTCACGGCCACGCATGCACTGAATTAACTAAGGGTGTTAAATATAGTTTAACTATGTGGTCTAGTCGATATCCTGGAGATATTTTGTAAACTTGGATTAAATTTGTTATAAATAGTATAAATACTATTATAATAGAGGTATTAAAATGGCAAAACCAAATAGCAGACAGACGCTTATAGACTATTGTTTAAGGTCTTTAGGCGCACCTGTCATTGAAATAAATATCGATGAAGATCAGATTGATGATAGAATAGACGAAGGTCTACAATTCTACCAACACTATCATGCTGATGCCATTGAAAAAGTATTTCTAAAACATCAGATTACTCAGACAGATATTGATAATAAGTATATTCCTATTCCTGAATTAGTCACCGATGTTATTAGATTAATGCCTATCAGAGATCCATCATCGTCTAGCGGTATGTTTGATATTAAATACCAAATGCACCTGAATGACATGTTTGCTCTTGGATATATGGGTTCATTATTAGAATACTCAATGGCCAGAGAATATCTTTCTACGTTAGACATGTTAATCGATTCTAAAAATAAGTTTACTAACTTTGATAGACACATGGATCAACTTAGAATAGATATGAATTGGGGTGACGAAGTAGTAGTTGGTGATTATGTTGTCGTTGAAGCATATAGAATTATTGACCCAGATACATTTACTGACGTTTATAACGATTACTACTTAAAGAAATATTGTACAGCATTGTTGAAAAAGCAATGGGGCGCAAACCTAATTAAATTTGAAGGCATGGTAATGCCTGGCGGTGTTACGTTTAATGGTCGTCAACTATTTGATGACGCAAACGAAGAACTACAAAAATTAGAAGAAGAAGTCAGATTAAACTGGGAACAACCAGTTGACTTTTACGTGGGGTAATTAAATGCCTAGAAATGTATATTTTAGCCAGGCTGTCAGATCAGAGCAGAATCTTTACGAAGATTTGGTTATAGAATCACTTAAAATATTCGGTCAAGACGTATATTATATACCTCGTACGCTTGTTAACCGTGATGATATTTTAGGCGAAGATCCTGCTGGATCATTCGATGATGCTTATCTAATGGAAGCATATATTGAAAATGTTGATGGCTTCGAAGGTGCCGGAGACTTATACCAGAAATTTGGTATTGAAGTTCGGGACGAGGCTAGTTTTGTCATTTCTCGTAGAGTATGGAATAGTAATATAGGCTCTTTTGAATCATTAGATAAGCCAAGAGAAGGTGATCTGTTATTCTTGCCTATGACCAACTCATTCTTTGAGATTACTTTTGTAGAAGATGATAAGCCATTTTATCAATTATCAAACTTACCAGTCTACAAACTTACATGTTCGTTGTTTGAATATAATGATGAGCTATTTGATACTGGTGTCGGTGAAATTGACCGTAAGCTTGGCGATGAAGCTTATCAACTAGTTATAGACTATAGCACTACAAATAATAATCATTTCGCTGAAGGTGAAGTAGTTACACAAACTTTGCAAACCGCTGCAGAAGCGCCTGATGGAAGTACTGTTATTACTATATCTGGTACAGTACAAACTATAGAAAAAACATCAGACACGGCTGGTAAATTATCATTATCTAATATTGGTGTCACCGGTACAGATGAATACAAAGACTTTATTATATCTGGTGTAAAAACTTTAGTTGGTTCTGAAACTAATAATACTGCACCGATTACAAAGATATATGGTCTTGATGACGGCGCAGATAACTTTATGCCTGAAGATTCTAGTGCCCAAAACGTTGCTTTTGAAATAGATGCCGATAACTTTATCGACTTTACAGAATCCAACCCATTTGGAGATCCATTCTAATGTTCGGTACTCATTTTTATCACGCAACAATGCGTAAATCAGTTGCTGTCTTTGGTACACTTTTTAATAATATTAGTGTAGTCAGAAAGGCAAGTGCTAATTCAACATCAAGTCAAGTTAAGGTTCCTCTTGCATATGGACCTAAACAAAAGTTTTTAGCTAGACTGGATCAAGAGACCGGTTTTGATCAACCTATTTCCCTTAAGCTTCCACGTATGGCTTTTGAAATTACATCGCTAGCGCTAGATACTACACAGAAATTAAATAAGCTAAATAGAATTGTAGAATCGCATGGTAGTGATGCTACTAAGAAGAAAACTATTAAGCATTATACTTCATATGATATTGGTATGTCGTTGTATATTATGGCTAAAAACCAAGATGATGGTTTACAGATTATGGAACAAATACTTCCATACTTCCAGCCAGATTATACGGTTTCAATTAAACCAGTTGATGGTTTTGATTTTAAACAAGACGTGCCTATTATTTTAGAAGGTGTAAATATACAAGATGAATATGAAGGTGATCTTGCTACTAGGCGAGTTCTCATATATCAACTTGACTTTACCATGAAAATGAAGTTCTATGGCCCAACCGCAGACCAAGGACTTATCAGGGAAATCAATATTGATTTTGAAAAGTTTGGAACTCAGAATGATTCCAATAGACTTGAGGAAATGGATTTTACAGTCGGTAACACTGATACTGATAGCAGCTACACAGTTACAGTAACGATTGATAATGATCCAGATATAGGTTAATATGGATAAATTAGATAAAATGAGGAATAGCCTCGAAAAGAATCTGCCTGCAAAAAGTGTTAATCTTGAAACAAAAGATAAGACTGATATAAGGGACGATTATGAATTTTCTCGAGACACCTATCGTGATTTGATTAGGACTGGAACCCTTTCACTTGACTCATTGGCTGAATTAGCTCGTGAGTCAGAACACCCACGCGCATTCGAAGTTTTATCTAGGTCTATTAAAGATATTGCTGATACTACAGAAAAATTAATGGCGCTTCAGAAGTCTAAGAAAGAATTAGACAAAGAAGACAATGAAAAAGAAGAAGCAAAGCAAATCACTAATAACAATGTATTTGTTGGTTCTACTACAGAACTACAAAGAATGTTACAGCAAGACAAAGAGAAGCTAATCGATGCAAAGGATCAAGAATAGCGAATTTGGTTATCTAGGCAATCCGCAAGTTAAGCGCGATGGTGTAGAAACACAATTCACTAAAGAAGAAGTACTCGAATATGCTAAGTGTATGCAGAATCCGTCGTACTTTGCTAGAACTTATTTAAAAGTTATCTCGCTTGATGCTGGATTAGTGCCATTTAATCTGTATGAATATCAAGAAAAAATGTTTAATCATTTTAATGAAAACAGATTTTCAGTTGTTCTTGCATGTCGTCAGTCTGGTAAATCAATATCGTCTGTTGCGTATCTATTGTGGTATGCATGTTTTCATCCAGAAAAAACAATTGCGGTACTAGCTAACAAAGGTGCAACAGCACGTGAAATGTTAGCACGTATTACTTTGATGTTAGAAAACCTACCATTCTTTTTACAGCCAGGTTGTAAGGCATTAAACAAAGGTTCTATAGAATTTAGTAATAATTCAAAGATTGTGGCGGCAGCAACGTCTGGTTCTTCTATTCGTGGTCTATCCATTAACTTACTATTCCTTGATGAATTTGCATTCATTGAAAACGATGCAACATTTTATACATCGACATATCCTGTAGTTTCTTCTGGTAAAGATACAAAGATTATTATTACGTCTACAGCTAATGGCATCGGTAACGTATATCATAAAATATGGGAAGGAGCTACACAAGGAACTAATGAATTTAAGCCATTCCGAGTTGACTGGTGGGATGTCCCTGGTCGTGATGAAGAGTGGAAAAGACAAACAATTGCTAACACTTCACAAATACAGTTTAACCAAGAATTTGGTAATGAATTCCATGGCCGTGGTAATACGCTAATTGATGCTAATCATTTATTAGATCAAAAAGCTGTTGACCCAGTATTGCATAAAGAAAATATAAATCTTTATAAAGAACCTACAAAAGGCCATGAGTATATAATGTGTGTTGATGTGGCTAAAGGACGTGGCCAAGACTATTCTACGTTTAACATTATAGACGTTTCTAGTCAACCATTTGAGCAGGTTGCGACATTTAGGGATAATACGCTGTCACCTATGCTATTTCCTGACATTATATATAAGTATGCCAAAACATATAATGATGCATATGTAGTTATCGAAAGTAATGACCAAGGTGCAGTTGTTTGTAATGGCTTATATTATGATTTAGAATATGAAAACATTTTTGTTGAATCTTCTATAAAAAGTAATGCTATTGGTGTTACTATGACAAGAAGAGTGAAACGTATAGGTTGTTCTACTATAAAGGATTTAATAGAACAAAGAAAACTAAGAGTTTATGATGCTGAAACAATCTTAGAAATGTCAACTTTTGTGGCAAAAGGTACTTCATACCAAGCTTCGCCGCCTAATCATGACGATTTAATGATGAATTTAGTATTATTTGGCTGGTTTACTTCTACGGATGTTTTCGAGAATATAACTGATATTTCTGTAAAGAATTTGTTATATAAGGAAAGATTAGCATCTATACAAGATGACATGATTCCATTTGGTTTCATTGACAATGGTATTTCGGAAGATGATGACCAGCGAAGTGATGATATGCCAGAAGATGGCAATGTTTGGTTTGAAACCGAATGGAGAAGGTAAGTTTCGCTAGGATATGTTTATTTATAAATATAACCAGTGAAGATAAACGTATTATGAAACTTATTAAATAACTCAATTTGCGAGGATAAAGCGATGGCATTTCAAGTATCACCAGGCGTTCAAGTCAAGGAAATTGACGCGACGACCGTTGTACCTGCTGTATCCGCCAGTATCGGTGGTTTCGCAGGGGCTTTCAATTGGGGTCCGGTTGAGGAAGTAAGACTCGTATCGTCTGAGGACAATATGGCGTCAATCTTCTCCACACCAGATAACAATACGGCCAAATACTTTTTAACTGCGGCATCTTTTTTGAAGTATGGTAACGCATTAAAAATAGTCAGGGTAGTTGATTCCACAGCCAATAACGCATCGGCTGCAGGCGACACTAGCCTTTTAGTAAAAAACGAATCCTCCTATGATTCTGGTACATTTACAATTTCTGCACAAGGTGCATGGATTGCTAAATACCCAGGTGTCTTAGGTAATAGTCTTAAAGTTGAAGTATGTTCAAGAGCTGCTGATTTCAGTGGTTGGGCACAAGCTGGTCAATTCGATGCAGCTCCAGGTACTTCAGACTATGCAACTGGTTTAGGCAAGACAGGTATTGCTGACGAACTTCATGTTGCAGTAATTGATGAAGATGGTGCTATTTCAGGTACTCCAGGAACTGTTCTAGAAACTTTCGGTTTCTTGTCTCAGCTTTCTGATGCTAAAGATAGTTCAGGTTCTTCTATCTACTATCCAACCGTGATTAACAAACAATCCGAATATATTTGGTTTGGTGCTCATCACGCTGATCTTACAGATGCAGGTGAAGCTGCTTCTGCACAAACTGCTGGTCAAGCGCTAGCCAATCATTCAGCTGTTCAAGCTAGTTCCTTGTCTGCTGGTGTTGATGGTAATGCTCCAACCGCAGGTAATATCGCTACAGGTTTTGATCTTCTTGAAGATGCTGAAACTGTAGATGTTAACTTAATATTTGCATATCCAGATGCTGATGGCGCAAATGCTATTGGTGCTGATCTGATTAGCATTGCTGAAGCTAGAAAAGATTGCATGGCATTTATCTCGCCACCAATCGAAGATTCTGTTAACTCTGCTACTCCAGATACTGATGTTAAAGCGTATGCAGATTCTTTAGCTTCAACTTCATATGCTTCACTTGATTCAGGTGCGGTATATGTTTATGATAAATACAATGATGTTTATCGTTGGATCGGTTCTGCTGGTTTAGTTGCTGGCCTTTGTGCCAACGCTGATAATGTTGCTGATGCTTGGTTCTCACCTGCTGGTGTTAACAGAGGTCAACTACTAGGTGTTACAAAGCTTGCTTATAACCCAACTAAAGCACAAAGAGATGCTTTGTACAAGGCTCGCGTGAATCCTTTGGTTTCATTCCCAGGTCAAGGTACTATGCTCTTTGGCGATAAGACTTTATTGTCTAGACCATCTGCATTCGATAGAATCAATGTAAGAAGATTGTTTATCGTATTGGAAAAAACAATTAGTAATGCTGCGAAAGCACAACTGTTTGAATTCAATGACGAATTTACAAGAGCTCAGTTTAGAAACTTGATTGAGCCGTTTTTACGCGATGTAAAAGGTAGACGTGGTGTGACAGACTTCCTAGTTGTTTGTGACGAATCTAATAATACGGGTCAAGTTGTTGACGCTAACAGATTTGTTGCTGATATTTTTGTGAAGCCTTCTAAGTCAATTAACTTTATTACATTAAACTTCATTGCAACAAGAACTGGGGTTGACTTCTCAGAAGTCGCCGGCGGTTAATAGGAGGAAATAATGGCAATTTTAGGCGTAGACGATTTTAAATCCAAATTAGTTGGAGGTGGCGCTAGGTCAAACATGTTTAAGGTTACCTGTAACTTTCCAAGTTACGCTCAAGGTGATGTTGAACTAACTTCTTTCCTATGTAAGGCTGCTCAGTTACCTGCATCGATAATCGCTCCTGTGGAAGTTAACTTCCGCGGCAGAAAGTTACAAATGGCTGGTGACAGAACATTTGAACCTTGGACTGTTACGATTATCAACGATGTAGATTTCTCAGTTAGAAATGCATTTGAAAGATGGAGTAACGGTATCAATCAACATGTTGATGGTACTGGTTTGGCTAACCCAACAACTTATATGGCTGATATGATTGTTGAACAGTTAGATAAGTCAGGCAACACTGTAAAGAAATATGATATTAAAGGGACCTTCCCAACTAATATCTCTGCAATTGATTTGAGTTACGACAACGAAAATACAATTGAAGAATTTACTGTTGAACTGCAAGTCCAGTATTGGACATCAGATACTACTAGCTAAAAACTAGTATAAATAGTATTAGACGGAGGGGATTAGTCCCCTCCTTATAATATAGAGGTTAAAAAACTATGGCAGAAATATTCGGTTTCGAAATCAAAAGAAAAGGCGGTGAAGAACCAATCAGGCCATCATTTGTTCCAAATACAGATGAAGATGGCTCTGGTGTTATTCAGGCCGGAGGTCATTTTGGCGCCTATGTTGATTTGGATGGTGATAAAGCAAAATCAGAAGTTGATTTGATACTAAAATATCGTGATGTGGCAACTCAGCCAGAGTGTGACGCTGCTGTAGAAGATATTATTAATGAAGCTATTGTTGGTGATCATGATGATACACCAGTTAGATTAGTGTTAGATGAAGTTGAGGCTTCTGATAAGATTAAAGAAGTAATATCCCAAGAGTTTAACCATATTCTTGGATTACTCAACTTTAACTCATATGCGCATGACATTTTTAGAAGATGGTATGTTGATGGCAGATTGCCGTATCACATTATTATTGATACAGATAAGCCAAAAGGCGGTATTAAAGAATTACGTTATATCGATCCCACTAAACTAAGAAAAGTAAAAGAGATCGAAGAAAAAGAAGACCCTAAAACTGGGGCAAAGCTTATTACTAAACAAGAAGAATATTTCTTGTTCCAAGATAACGCATTAAATGGTGCTAGTAAGGGTTTAAAAATTCACCCTGATTCTATTGTATATTGTACCTCAGGCGTTTTAGATCCAAGTAGAAAACGGATTTTAAGCTACTTACAAAAGGCAATGAAGCCTGTAAACCAGTTAAGAATGATGGAAGATTCCTTGGTTATCTACAGAATTAGTAGAGCACCAGAACGTAGAATTTTCTACATCGACGTTGGTAACTTACCTAAAGGTAAGGCTGAAGAATACTTAAAGAACATTATGGGCCAATATAGAAATAAGTTGGTTTATGATGCACAAACTGGTAATATTAAAGACGATAAAAAGCACATGTCAATGCTTGAAGATTTCTTCTTGCCAAGACGTGAAGGTGGTAGGGGTACAGAAATTGCTACACTACCTGGCGGTGAAAACCTTGGCCAAATAGATGACATTATCTATTTCCAAAAGAAATTATACAAGAGTTTAAATGTACCTGTTAATAGATTAGACCAAGAATCTCAGTTTAGTCTTGGTAGAAGCACAGAAATATCAAGAGATGAAGTTAAGTTTAAGAAGTTTATTGACAGATTAAGAAAACGTTTCAGTGATCTGTTCATGCAACTATTAAGAACTCAGTTAATTCTAAAAGGTATTATCGTATCGTCTGACTGGAATCAATGGAAGAATTCTATTACATTTGATTTCATTGAAGATAACTATTTTGCTGAATTAAAAGAAGCTGAGATCTGGAGAGAACGTTTCGAAATGCTTGCTTCTCTTGATGAATATGTGGGTAAATATATATCTAATGAATGGGTAAGAAAGAAAGTATTACGTTTTAATGATGAAGATATTAAAGAAATTCAAGCACAAATTGATGCTGAAGATAAAAGTGGCGAAAATGAACCTATGGACGCAGATGACCCACGTTGGGGTTAACTTTTTTTCAGTTAAAGAATAAAAACGTATAAATATATAACGAGAGGGAATATTATGTCAATAGAAAGTTTAATTAGTGATTTGAAAGCCGGCGATAATGTAAGTGCAGGTAAGCACTTTAATAGCGTTATGGCTGATAAATTATCTGCTGCTCTTGATGCAAAGAAGATTGAAGTTGCTTCAAATTTGCAGAATAGACAGTCAGCAACTGACGAACAGGAAACAGAATAGCCATGTTATCTTTTGTAGAACTTAAAGAAAAAACTGCTAGACTTGCTTCAGGTGAAAAACAAGTTAAGTCGTATAAAGGTGGTAAAAGAAAGAACCTTGATATTCAAATTGTGAAAAAAGGTAAAGCCTTTGCAGTTTATATCAATGGTGATAAGCTTGATGATAATTTTAAGAATGCAAAAGATGCTGAAAAGTCTGCTAATGACTTTATCAAGTTAATGGGCGAGGAACTAGAAGTATGAAGCTAATTGCAGAGTATATCGACACTGACTTAGAGGTCATTGAAGAAAAGGTTGGTGGTAAAAAATCACTCGCCATCGAAGGTGTTTTCATGCAGGCTGACCAGAAGAATAGAAATGGTCGCATCTATGAGAAAGAAGTGCTAGAAAATGCCGTTAATAAATATATTAAAGAACAAGTTATGACTGGTAGAGCGGTCGGGGAACTGAATCACCCTGACGGACCGACTATCAATCTAGATAAAGTTTCACATAAAATTACTGAACTCCGTTGGGACGGAAGTAATGTTATAGGAAAAGCATCAATTCTTAAAACCCCTATGGGTCAGATCGTTGAAGGTCTACTTGAAGGTGGCGTTAAGCTTGGTGTATCAAGTCGTGGTATGGGAAGCCTTGTACAACGTAATGGTGTTCAACATGTTGGTAACGATTTTATGTTATCTACAGTTGACATTGTTCAAGATCCATCTGCTCCAGAAGCCTTTGTAAATGGGATTATGGAAGGAGTTGATTGGGTTTGGAATAATGGTATCCTGGTTGCACAAGATATTGAATCAATTGAGACTGAGATAAAAGAAGCAAAAGGTATGCCAACCTCACAGGTTGAGATGCGTGCTTTTAAGAATTTCCTCTCTAAATTAAACTCTAAACTATAGGAGAATGTTATGTCAATCGACGATTTAAATTTAGAAACCCAAGAGGCAGTCGAAGATATAGCTACTGAAGAGCCGATTCAAGAGGAAACTGACGAGCTCGTTGAAAATGAGAATTTAGACGAGGAATCAGAAGATCTTGAAGAAGGTAAGGTTAAGGAAGAAGAAGGTGAAGAAGAAGACGAAGATGACGACGATGATGAAGAAGAAGTCGCTGAGTCTGCACCTGAAACTCCTAAGACTAAGGCTGGTGTTATCCAGGCTGCAGTAGAAATGTTGAAGAAAGCCCGTAAAGAAGATGCACAAAAACTTTTTGCAAAAATGGTTGCTGTGGATGAAAAAGCTGTTGAAGAAGAAGCTTCTGATAAAGAAGAAGGTTATTCTAAGAAAGCTAAGGCTAAAGTCGAATCAGTTGACTTTGAAGAAGATTTAGATGCACTAATTCAAGAAGAAGCTACCCTATCTGACGAGTTCAGAGGAAAGGCTGGTTCTATCTTTGAAGCAGTACTAACGTCTAAGCTTGCTCAAGAAGTTGACAGATTAGAAGCCGAATATGTGCAGAATCTTGAAGAAGAAGTTTCCGAAATTCAAACTTCTCTTGTTGAAAAAGTTGATTCCTACATGAATTATGTAGTTGAAACTTGGATGCAAGAAAACGAAGTTGCAGTTGTTGACGGTCTAAGAACCGAAATTGCAGAAGAATTTATGGCTTCTTTGCAGAAGGTGTTCACTGAGCACTATATTGAAGTTCCTGAAGGTAAGGTTGACCTAGTAGATGAACTATCTAGCCAGGTTGCTGAACTTGAAGAAAGCCTTAACAAATCAACTGAGGACAACATCAAATTACATACTTCTGTTCAAGATTTTGAAAGAGCAGAAATCGTAAGAGAACATGCCTCAGGCCTTGCTGAGACTGAAGCTGAAAAACTTGCTTCTTTGGTTGAAGATATTGATTTTGACGACAAAGAAACTTTCGACATGAAGGTTAAAACTGTTAAAGAATCTTACTTCAAGCAAGAAGTTACTGAATCAGTAGATGAAGTTGATAGCCTAATTGGTCACGACACTCAAACAGTTGATATGTCTGACGCCATGAGCCGTTACACTCAAGCAATAACAAAATTTAACAAGTAATTAATTATCTGAACATATAGAGGAAACTAAAATGTTTAACGCAGATCAAAACCTAATGGAAAAATGGGGCCCAGTCCTAGACCACGAAAGTGCTCCACAAATCCAAGACAAGTACAGAAAAGCTGTTACAGCTCGTCTGTTGGAAAACCAAGAAGTTGCTTTGAGACAAGAAGCTGCAGAAAAGAGTGGAAACTTCTTCACTGAAACTGCTGCTAACGCTACTTCCGATACTAACATCAAAAACTTTGATCCAGTATTGATTAGTCTTGTTCGTCGTGCAATGCCTAACCTAATCGCATATGATATTGCTGGTGTTCAACCAATGAATGGTCCTACTGGTCTTATCTTTGCTATGAAAGCAAAATACAGCACCCAGGGCGGTACTGAAGCACTATTCAACGAAGCTGACACTGATTTCTCTGGTGCTGGTACTCACGGCGGTGGTTCTTCTTCCTTAGTTGGTGACGTTCTTTCTGGCGAAACTTCTGCTGACGCTAACTCTGACGGTGTTGAAGACGAGTTCGGTATCGGCGGTGGTATGACTACTGCAGCTTCTGAAGGTTTAGGTACTTCTGGCGGTGGTTCTTTCGGTGAAATGGCATTCTCTATCGAGAAGTCTACCGTTACTGCTAAGTCACGTGCTCTTAAAGCAGAATACACCATGGAATTGGCTCAAGACCTTAAAGCTGTTCACGGTTTGGACGCTGAAGGTGAACTTGCTAATATCCTTTCTGCTGAAATCTTGGCTGAAATCAACCGTGAAGTTATTCGTACTATCAACGCTAAAGCTAAGTTAGGCTTTGCTGCTGACGGTATCTTCGACATGGCTGCTAACCAAGATGCTGACGGCCGTTGGATGGTTGAAAGATTCAAGTCTTTGATCATGCAGATCGAAAAAGAAGCTAACGCTGTTGCTAAGGAAACTCGCCGCGGTAAAGGTAACTTCATCATCTGTTCTTCTGACGTTGCTTCTGCAATCTCTGCTGCTGGCATGTTGGATTACACTCCTGCTCTTGCTGCTAACTTGAACGTTGACGATACTGGTAATACTTTTGCTGGTGTTCTTAACGGTCGTACCAAAGTATATGTTGATCCATATGCTGCTAGAGATTATGTAACTGTTGGTTACAGAGGTTCAAACCCATATGATGCTGGTTTGTTCTACTGCCCATACGTTCCATTATCAATGGTTAAAGCAGTTGGTGAGGAAGACTTCCAGCCACGTATCGGGTTCAAGACTCGTTACGGCATGGTTGCTAACCCTTACGTTGCAGCTGATGGTGTTGGTACTAACCGTGCTAACCCATACTTCAGAATCATGGCTATCAATAACCTATAATCGGTATTGATACGATTCGTATTAGGGGAGCTTCGGGTCCCCTAGGGGGGAGCTTCGGCTCCCCTTTTTTCTTGTATAAATAAGATTATATGAGGTATAAATACTATTATGACTACTACAAATAAAAATTTCTTATCCCCTGTAGGATTTCAGTTTGCAATTGACAGACAGAAATACGCTAACATTGAGTACTTTTGTACTGGTGTTACCCTACCATCTGTAACGCTATCTGAGGCACCATTGCCTTACAGAGGTGTTAATCACTCTATGGCCGGTGACCGTTTAGAATTTTCTGATCTAACAATTACTTTTAATGTAACTGAAGATATGGAAAACTATGTTGAAACATTTAATTGGATGCATAACTGCATTAATTCAAATGAAGACTTTGCAGAAGATGCTGAAATGCTCATCTTAAATAGCCATAACAATGTTTCGAAACGAATCAAATTTAAAGGTGTATTTCCTACATCAGTTGATAGTTTAGATTTTAACACACAAAATCCTACTGTTGAATACCTACAAGCTACTGTGACATTTGCTTATACCAACTTTGAAATTGTATAAAACTGTTTACTTTTGAGCAGTTTTATTTTATAATATAAATATTATTGTAATTAGCGAAGGAATATTATGAATAACTTAGAAAATATTATTGAAATGTGGAAGAAGGATTCAGTGATTGATGAAATGGACCTTGGTAATGCTTCCCGTGAATCAGCAAGATTGCATAGTAAATACCTAGAATTGTATTCTGTGCACAAACTCAAACTCAAGAAACAAGAACTTGACTTCAAAGTACTGCTTAAAGATAAGTGGTCTCACTATAACGGTAAACTAAGTAAAGAAGAACTAGATGAAAAAGGATGGGATTATGATCCCATGAATGGTCTTACCGTTTTAAAAAGCGATATGGATAAATGGTATGATGCTGATCCATTATTGCAAGCAGCTCAATTAAAAATCGAATATACAAAAGAAATTGTCGACACACTTAAAGAAATTATGGACAATGTGAAATGGCGCCATCAGTCAATTAAGAATGCAATCGAATGGCACAAATTCACTAGTGGGGTATAATATTGAAATCAACCCTTAAGTACATAGATAATAAATCTTGGAATTCTCTTGAACAATTAAAAGAATGGTTAGAAAATAACACCAAAGAGAAAATAAAACATTATGATGGCATGTCTTTGAGAAGTAATAAATACATTTATACACTTGCTTTTGGAAAGGTCAAATGGAAAAGCTTAAAATAACAAAAAAGAATGAAGTATTTTTACATATAGAAACAGAACCTAGCATTGAGATGGAATTATCAGAGCATTTCTGCTTCTATGTCCCTGGTTACAAATTTATGCCAAGCTACAAGAACCGTATGTGGGATGGTAAAATACGTTTATTCGATACACGTAAGAAAACATTATATGGTGGTTTGTTTAAGTACTTACATGAATTTGCTGACGTCAGAGATTATGAGATTGAACTTGCTAGTTCTCATTTTGGCCTTCCTGGTAGTATTCAAAAAGTTGACACGTCATACATTCTTGATGGTTTAAAACTAACCGCTGCAGGTAAAAGTATTGAACCAAGAGATTATCAGCTGGAGGCACTCGAACATGCATTATCAAATAAAAAATCATTACTTTTATCACCTACTGCATCAGGTAAATCCCTTATTATTTACATGGCTATCAGAGCTTTTCTTGATTCTAGTGATAGTAATGTCCTATTAATAGTTCCTACTACTTCACTAGTTGAACAAATGTATTCCGATTTCTCAGATTATTCACAATACGATGATTGGAATGCTGAAGAAAACTGTCACAAAATTTATTCAGGTAAAGAAAAATATAACTTAACACAACGAGTTATTATTACCACATGGCAATCAATCTATAAAATGCAAACACCATGGTTTAAAGATTATGGCATGGTTATTGGTGATGAGGCTCACAACTTTAAAGCTAAGTCATTAACTGCAATACTAGAAAAGTGTGTTAATGCTGAATATAGAATGGGTACTACTGGTACACTTGACGGAACACAAACCCATCAGTTAGTATTAGAAGGACTGTTTGGTCCAGTCCACAGAGTGACAACTACAAAACAGCTTATCGATAATAAAGCATTGTCTGATTTGCAAATTGATGTGTTATTGTTAAAGTACCGTGATGAAATATGCCGTGAAGTCGTAAAGAAAAACTATCAAGACGAAATGGATTTTATAGTAAAGTATGAACCAAGGAATAAGTTTATTTCTAATTTAGCATTAGATTTAGAAGGTAATACGCTTGTACTATTTCAATACGTAGATAAACATGGCAAACCATTGCATAATATGTTATCTGAGAAAATAGCTGAGATGCCAAGACAACTAAGAAAACTGTTTTATGTTTCTGGTGAGACTGATGTAGATACTCGTGAAAAGATACGTGAGATAACTGAGAAAGAAACGGGTGCAATAATTGTTGCTTCTATGGGCACCTTTTCTACAGGCATAAATATTAGAAACCTACATAATATTATATTTGCTAGCCCAAGTAAATCACAAATACGGGTTTTACAAAGTATAGGTCGTGGTTTAAGAAAATCAGATGATGGTAGAGCCACAAAGGTTTTTGATATAGCTGATGATTTACATTGGAAGGCTAAAAAGAATTACACATTACAACATGCGGCTGAACGCATAAAGATTTACGCAAAAGAAAAGTTCACATTTAAGGTATTTGATGTTAAAATATGAAGATATTAATATGCGGTTTACCAGGCTCTGGGAAGACAACTTTTGCGAAGGAGTTGGCTTACCATTTTAAGGTGCCACACCACAATGGTGGTGCGTATAGGGATCTTTACCATGACTGGGATTTTAGTCACTGGGGAAGAATAAATCAATCAATCAGAATGAGTCGGCAGTGGGGCATTTTAGATTTTATTTGTCCAACACAGACTACAAGATCATTAGTTGATGCATCGTTTATTATTTGGATGGATACAATTAATGGCAGCGATTATCCGGATACAAATAAAGTATGGGAGGAAGTTGACGGATACAATTTAAGACTTACTAAGTTTGTAAATGTAGATGAGTTAAAAGATACGTTACAAGATTATGAGCCAACAATTAGCGGCTTAGTCAACTTTTTATATGATGTCGTAGAGGTGTATAAATACTAATATGGAACAACAAGTAAGACAATTTAAACTTTTAAACGGCGATGACGTAATTGCATACCTTGTCAAAAATAACGAGGATAATTACATTATCGAAAACCCCTTATTACTTGTACCTAACTCTACAGGTAATTATCATTTTATGAAATGGTTTCCGTTATCTCCGCAAAAAGCATTTAAGCTTTACAAAACAAGAGTAATGCAGCACGTGCCCGTGCTAGATAACATAACAGAAGCATATATAAAATATCTAATGTCATTAATCACTGATGGTGATGACGGACTTCCGAAGGTACAAACCTATAAGGAGTTATTAGAAGAGTTAATTCTACAACAACAGGATGGTCAATACTATGATGAATACGATGAAGGTGAAGAATATTATGTTGTACAAGAAAATGATGAAGATCCAACATATCATTAATATATGGTATACCTCCACCCCGCCGGGACAGCAATAATATTATAACACACTTTTCGGGATTTGTACATACTTTAGCGAAAATAAACTAAAAAAAATGTATAAAAAAAGTATGTACAAATACCTCAAAACTTGTTATAATATATCTAATTATGGAGGAAAGTAATGTCAACAAAAGCTAAACAAAAACCACACTATGTAGACAATAAGCTATTTTCACTTTCAGTTGTAGAATACGTTGAGACCTGCAATAAAGCAAAAGAAGCAGAGCAAGAAGTGCCTAAAGTCACAGACTATATTGCAAGCTGTTTTATGAAAATTGCTGAAGGCCTGTCTCACAGACCGAACTTCGTTCGGTACACCTATCGTGAAGAAATGGTTATGGATGGTGTAGAAAACTGTCTACGTGCAATAGGTAACTATAATATTGAAACTGCCACACGAACCGGTAGACCAAACGCATTTTCATATTTTACTCAGATATGTTTCTTTGCATTCATTCGTAGGATTACTAAAGAAAAGAAACAGCAGGAAATTAAATTCAGATTCATTGAAAAAATGGGTGTTGATGACTTTATTCAGATGGGTATGGATAACGAAGGTGCTGAAGAAACTGCAGCCTATGTAGATACACTACGTGAACGAATCGCTCAAGTTAGACACCGTGACGAAGCTGTTAAAGTATTCGCTAAAGAAGAAAAAGCTAAGAAAGAAAAACTTGAACTATTTATGGTATAACATATTATGAAAATCGCAATTTTAAACGATACACATTGTGGTGTTCGAAATAGTAGTGATATATTCTTAAAGTATCAAGAAAGGTTTTATACTGAAGTATTTTTTCCTTACTTGAAAGAACATAACATTAAGAATATATTGCATCTAGGTGACTATTATGAACATCGTAAGTTTGTAAACTTTAAAGCACTAAATCAAAATCGTAAGCATTTCCTTGAACCTATGCGTGACAATGGTATTACTATGGATATTATTCCAGGTAATCACGACGTATACTACAAAAATACTAACGAGTTGTGCAGTCTTAAAGAACTATTAGGTTACTTTACAGAGCATGTTAATATTCACATGGATCCAACTGTTATTGACTATGATGGTCTTGGCGTTGCTGTAGTGCCATGGATTAACAATGCTAATTATCAGGAATATATCGATTTCGCAATGAATTGTAATGCTCCGATACTTGGTGCTCACTTGGAACTTAAAGGTTTTGATATGATGGCAGGCGTGTCTAATCCACACGGTATGAATGCTGATATATTCTCACGATTTGAAACAGTATTGTCTGGCCATTTCCATACAAAATCAAGTAGGGATAACATTCACTATTTAGGTTCTCAGATGGAATTTACATGGGCTGACGTAGATGATCCTAAGTTTTTTCATGTACTAGATACTGAAACTCGTGAAATTACACCGGTACGTAATCCAATTACTATGTTCAAGAAAGTGGTTTATGATGATTCTACTACTGATTACAGTAAGATTGATGTATCACAGTTCGAGAAAAAGTTTATCAAACTTATTGTGATAAATAAAAATGACCTTTACATGTTTGATCAATTTGTTGATCGGCTACAAAGCATCGAAACATATGAACTAAAGATTTTAGAATCTTTTGAAGAGTATCTGGGAGAAAGCGTTGAAGACGAGAAAATATCCCTTGAAGATACTACGACCCTTCTAGATTCATACGTTGAAGCTGTGGAAACCGACCTAGATAAAGAACATATTAAGGTTGAATTGAGAAAACTATATACTGAGGCTCAAAATCTAGAGGTAGTATGATATACTTTAAATCATGTAAGTGGCAGAATTTCCTGTCCACTGGTAGCGATCCAATTGAAATCAAACTAGATAAATCACCTACTACTTTAATCGTAGGTCAAAACGGTGCAGGTAAATCTACTTTACTTGATGCTTTATCTTTTGGTTTATTTGGCAAACCCCATCGCGATATTGGTAAAAATCAATTAATCAACTCAATTAATCAAAAGAAAGCTTTGGTTGAAGTTGAGTTTAAAATTGGTAATTCAGACTTTAAAATAATTCGTGGCATTAAGCCTAACAAGTTTGAAATCTGGCAAAATGGTAATCAAATTAATCAGGCATCTAATGCACGTGATTTCCAAAAGTTCCTAGAAACTAATATTCTAAAACTAAACCATAAAAGCTTTCATCAGGTTGTTGTATTAGGAAGTAGTTCTTTTATTCCGTTTATGCAATTGCCTGCATGGTCACGTCGTGCTGTAATCGAAGATTTACTTGACATCAATATTTTTAGTAAGATGAATACATTGCTAAAAGAACGTAATGCTAAAATTCGTGAACAGCTGACTGATATTAATCACCACATTGCTATTACGAATACTAAAATCGATTCACAAACTAAATATATTAAAAGTTTAGAATCTTTAAATCAAGAACAAATTGATAAGAAGCATGAATCGATTTCAAGCTATAAAGAGCAAATTGATGAAACCTTTGTAGAATCACAGAAGTTAGGTAAGAATTTAACTACACTAATTTCAGAAGAAGAAAAAGGTCATAAGGTCTTCATGGAACGTATGACAGAAATTAAATCCGTAGAACGTGGATTAAATACTGACATTAAAAACCTAGTAAAAGAAGCTAGATTCTATGAGGATAACGATAGTTGTCCAACTTGTGACCAACCAATTGATGACCATCTGAAAGATAAGAAATTATCTGGCATCAAAACAACTGCTGCTGACGTCCAACAGAACCTGATCTCTCTGGCAAAGGAGGTGGATACAACAGAGAAAGAAGGCCGTGAAATATCAAACACACTAAATAAACTGAGACAACGGCAGCAGAAGATTAACTCTAATAACGACAAGATTTCTGTATTACAAAAAGAAATCGATAAAGTCCAAAAAGAAATTAATCAATTAAGTAGTCAATCTGGTGATACAGGTAAAGCTAAACAAGAGCTTACAAACCTAACAAAAACCAAACAGACTATAACCGAGAAGAAGCTAGAGTATGTAGAAGAACGAACTTATAATGAAGTCATTGGTGAAATGCTAAAAGATACTGGTATCAAAACCAAAGTCATTAAGCAGTATTTACCTGTTATGAATCGTCTTATAAACCAGTATCTACAAATTCTAGACTTCTTTGTCGCTTTCCATTTAGATGAAGGTTTCAATGAAACTATCAGATCCCGTCACAGAGATACATTTAATTATGCTTCTTTTAGTGAAGGTGAAAAACAACGTATAGATTTGTCATTGCTATTTACATGGCGTCAAGTTGCGAAGATGAAAAACTCTGCAGCAACTAACTTGCTGATTCTTGACGAAACATTTGATAGTAGTCTAGATAATGATGGCATTGATAATCTTACTAAGATACTACAGACGCTAGAAGATGGTACTAACGTGTTTATTATTTCACATAAAGGTGATATACTTGAAAATAAATTCCGTAGCAAAATCGAATTCTTTAAATCAAAAAACTTTTCGAAAATTGCATAAAGTTATTTACAAATCAAGCATATCGTGATATAATACATACATTAAATCAAAGATTATGCGCCTGTAGCTCAGTGGATAGAGCAGTAGCCTTCTAAGCTATTGGTCGCAGGTTCGAATCCTGCCAGGCGCGCCAATTCACTGAAATGTGTATTACAATATATAATAAAGGATAAAGTTATTTTATCAAACGCCTGGATAGCTCAGGAGGTAGAGCAGAGGATTGAAAATCCTCGTGTCGGTGGTTCGACTCCGCCTCTAGGCACCAATAAAAGGAAAGACCTATGAAAACAAAACCCAATGATGAATTCATGATGTGGCAACTAAAAGAAGAATTTGACGATGCTATTATCACAGAAAGCGATATTGAATACTATCGTAAAATGAATAATATTGCTTCTTTGACCACAATATTTGTTCAGAAATCTGATGGCAGCATTCGTGATGTTTACTGGCCGCAACGAACGCAATAGGAGAATAAAAATTCGAGGTATATTCCAGAAAGTTATATGAATATAACAAAATAATATAAAAAACGGGTTTACTTTTAGGCCCGTTTTTAGTATAATAGTAGCATGAATTGAGGAGTATTATATGATTAATTATGAGAATTCAATGTTACCGAAGCTTCTTGCAAAAGAAAATATTACTATTAAGCATGGTAATTACAATACAGCTTGGTTTGATGTTAAAGAACGTGTACTCGGTTTGCCTTTATGGAAAGATATGGGCAAAGACGTATATGACCTTTTAATCGGTCATGAAGTCGGTCATGCTATTAATACTCCTTATGAAGGTTGGCATGACAGTCCAGAAAAACTTAAAGGCTGTCCTCGGTCTTATATCAATGTAGTTGAAGATGCTCGCATTGAACGTAAGATCAAAACAAGTTATCCAGGTCTTGTTGGTTCCTTCCAACGTGGATACAAAAAGCTATTCAACCAAGAATTCTTCGGCGATCTATCTAATGTAGAATGGTCAGAAGTAAAGCTTATTGACAAAATCAATCTTAAAGCTAAAATCGGTTCACTTATCGATGTTCCATTTTCTGATGACGAATACGTCTTTATGGATCGTGCTAATAAAACTGAAACATTTGAAGAAGTTGTTCAATTAGTTCGTGACATTCTAGCTTGGACTAAAGAAAATCAGCAACAGCTTATGGAACAGCCTCAGAACGGACAAAACGAATCTGAATCAGAAGCAGATGAATCACAGAGCCATGATGATTTAGATTCTGACGGATTTTCGGAAGAAGCTTGTAACGAAGATGGTGAAGAGTCTTCAAGTGGTCAAGATAAAAACGAAGAAGGTGAATCTGAAGAAGAAAAGCAAGTTGCTAGTCAAAATCCTATTCACGATGATGATGTATCAATAACTGATGCAATGTTCCGTGACAATGAAGCTTCTCTTCTTGAATCAGATGAGTACGATCGTCAGCCTAAGATTGTTCATCGTATGGAAAAAAGCCTTGTCAATAAAGCTGTTATTCCATATCTAGCCTTAAAAGAACAACGCGCTAAGTGTCTAGTTGACGAACCATATTATCAATCAGTTTATAACGAATTTAATTCTGTTGAATTCGGCTTTAAAGAATATATTTCTAAAGTTAAGAAGTCTATTATGTTTGCGGTAAAAGAGTTCGAACAACGTAAAGCTGCTCATCAGTATCAACGTGCTACTACAGCTAAAACTGGTCAAATTGACGTTAATGCACTGTGGTCTTACAAAACTAACGATGATATTTTCTTAAAGTCAACTCGTCTAGCTGATGCAAAATCTCATGGTATGATGATGCTAGTTGATTATTCTGGATCTATGTCTACCTCGATTCAATATGTTATTGATCAGGTAATTCATACAGTTATGTTTTGTAAAGCTGTAAACATTCCATTCGAAGTTTATGGTTTCACTTCAACTAATCATTCTTCGTCTTACAGTGAGGGTTTACCTGAAGGTCATATGGATATGGATGGTCTATCTATGCCATGTATTATTTCATCTGATCTTAAAAAGTCTGAATTCGAAGAAGCGCTAAAGTGGTTATATCAGCGTGTAAAATACGGTCACACTGCACATTGTATTCGTGCTAGATCTGAAGATTGGGGTTCAACTCCTCTGACTCAAGCTTTGATCGTTTCAGAAGAATTGATTCGTCGTTTTAAAGGTAAGCATAAAATCGAAAAGATGAATTTTGTTACATTTACTGATGGCGATGCAAATTATCTTTTTGCTACGGATGATAGTCACAATAAAGGCGTTGCAACAGTTAGTTCTGATATACGACTAAACGTTGCAGGAGTATGGTGTAAAGCTACTAATAATCGTAAGCTACCTCATGCTATATTGTCAGCAATAAAAACTTTGCACAATACAAATACTATCGGTTTCTTTATGGCTAATAACAACCGTGAATGGAAATCACGTTTAGGTTTAATCGCTTCGAAGAAGAACGGTTATTGCTGGGATGAAGATTATGCAGAATATCAAAAAGAATATCGCAAAAACAAGTGTGTTCACACAGAAGATATTTTTGGTTATAATGACTATTACCTAGTTAAGTCTGGCAATGCACTATCTGCACAGTCTGATGATTTTTCAGTAGATGAAGATCTAACGGATAACCAGATTGGTACTGCTTTTAAGAAGTACGCAAAAAACAAAAAGGTTAATAAAGTATTAATGACTAAGTTCGGTAAAGCAGTTGCATAAAAATGCAACTTTTTTACTAAAAACTGTTTACAAACCCCTAAAAACGTGTTATAATGTGTTTATAAATTGATTGAGGAGTTATTATATTATGAAGATTTCAACACAGAACATTATCAAGAAATTAGCTGAACAATATCCGGATCAAACTCAGTTCCGTAAAAAAGTTATTGTTAATATGGCTGATCAACTTGGTTATCGTGGTGCTGACTGGTACCCACTTTGCGATGGCAAATATCGGGTAAAAATCGGAACCTATGACTTAAGCGCTATGATCCTACCTTTACGTCAGGAATTAGCTGCTAACGAAACGCAAACAAACTCTGCACTATCAATGCAGTCAATCGTTAATCAAGAAAAAACTATGGCACAGGTTGATAATACCTTCGTACCTTGGGGTTCTTTTAACGACTTAGTAAAAATCATAAAATCAGAAATGTTTTATCCAGTTTACGTATCAGGCTTATCTGGTAATGGTAAAACTTTCATGGTTGAGCAAGCTGCAGCTAAGTTAAAGCGTGAGTTTGTACGTGTTCAGATTAACCCAGAAACAGATGAGGATGACTTACTTGGTGGATTTAGACTTATTAATGGCGAAACTGTATTCTCTAAGGGCCCAGTCCTTAAGGCTATGGAGAATGGCGCAATCTTATTGCTGGATGAAATTGATCGAGCTACAAATAAAATTATGTGTCTCCAAGGTATACTTGAAGGTAAACCTGTACTTGTTAAGAAAACGGGTGAGACGATCACTCCGAAACAGGGGTTTAATGTAATTGCAACTGCAAACACTAAAGGCAAAGGTAGCGATGACCATCGTTTTACTGCTGCATCTATTATCGATGATGCATTCCTTGAGCGTTTTACTGTTTCAATCGATCAAAAATTCCCTAGTCCAGCTACTGAAAGAAAGATTGTAGCTAAACATATGGAAAAGTTTGGAAAAACTGATGTTGAGTTTGCTGATAAATTAGTCACATGGGCTGATATTATTCGTAAAACTTTCTATGACGATGGTGTTGATGAAGTTGTTTCAACCCGTCGTTTGTGTCACATTGTTCAAACATATTCTATTTTCGAAAACAAGATGAAGTCGATCGATCTTTGTATCGCACGATTTGATGAAGATACTAAAGCTGCTTTCCTTGATCTATACACTAAAGTTGATGACGGTGTAATCGAGAAAGCAGAAGATGCGGAGGAAATTAATTTTTAAAAATGATTGATTATAGATTTAACGAAGGGGCTCTTATTCAAGAGCTCCAGGAATATATTGATTTTACATATAACGGGCATTACGGACAAGAACGTTTGCAATCATCTGAAGTGATTGTTGATCGTGGCCATGGACTTGGCTTCTTCTTAGGAAATGTTGATAAGTATAATGCACGTTATGGAAAAAAAGGAACTGCAGAAGATCATCGTAAAGATCTGATGAAAGTACTACATTATGCTTTACTTGCACTAAATGAACATGATCGTTTGGCTGCAAAAAAAGATAAAGAAACTATGTACATTAACGCCAATGTGTGATATAATATACAACATATTCAATAACGGAGAAATATACTATGCAACTTAGTGAAGAAACGGTTGCCCTATTGCAAAACTTTGCTTCGATCAATTCGAACATTGTACTAAAACCTGGTCAACAAATCAAGACAATCTCAGAAGCCAAGAATATTCTTGCACAAGCTTCAATTGTCGAAGACTTTCCACAAGATATTGGCATTTACGATCTTAATGAATTCCTGAATGTTATTAATCTAGTAGAAGGTCCTACGTTAAACTTTGCAGGTAATTCTGTGAAGATTAAAGGTACTGGTGCTAACGTGAATTATTATTCAGCTGAACCCAGTATTTTAACAACTCCCGAACGGGATATTACTATGCCAACTGCTGAAGTTACCGTTGAGCTTACTCAAGAAAAACTTCTTAAAGCTAAAAAAGCTGCAGCAGTACTAGGCCATACTGATATTGCTTTTGTCGGTAATGACGAAGGTGTATCAATTCAAGTATTCGATCCTAAAGACGCTAGTGCAAATACGTTTGAACTATCTCTTGGTGAAAATACTAGTGGGGAGACGTTTAGTTTTATCATGAATATTTCAAATCTGAAAATCATTGATGGTGACTATAATGTTGAAATCTCATCAAAGTTAATTTCAAGGTGGGTAAACAAATCTAAACCGGTAAATTATTTTATCGCTTTGGAAAAAAGTTCAACCTTTGGTGTATAAATAAATAATCAAAAATAAGCTTATTTGGAGAATAAAATGACAGAATCTGTGAATGAAACTCAGGAACAACCAGTAGGTGAACCTGTACAACTTAGCCTACAAGATATTGCTTCTGTAGTCAATGTTATTGATACAGTGTCCGAGCGTGGTGCATTTAAAGGCATCGAGCTTGAAACTATAGGCGCTTTGCGTAACCGCATCGCCACTTTCTTAAATTCAGTTGCCCCAGCTGATCAAGAAGAAACTGAAGAGCCTTCTGCGGAAGGTTAATTGTTGGGGATGGCCGGGGACTAAAGGGTTTAAAATAAATCTTTATAAGAGTCCACCCGAAACCCCACGAACGGACCTTACACAACATGGTCCCCGGCCAACTATATTATATTAAGGATTATTATGCAAAAAAGTGAATTAACAAACCTAATCAGTGCTCTTAAAGAAGGTATCGTAAATGTTACCTTTACCAAAGTCGGTACTTCTGAAGTTCGACTAATGCAATCAACTCTAAATCCTGAAAAACTTACCGAAGCCGGCATTGATACTGTATCAGATACCGTCAATGATGAGTCTAATGTCATTCCCGTATGGTGCGTCGATAAAAATGGTTGGCGTTCATTTCGTGTAGATACAGTAACAGCTTGGGAGAAAGTGTAATGCAGGAATTCTTATGGGTCGAAAAGTACCGTCCTCAAACCGTAGCAGATACAATTCTGCCTAAACACTTAAAAGAAACGTTCGAAAAAATTGTGGAATCTGAAGAGATTCCTAATTTGCTTTTTACTGGTACAGCTGGTATCGGTAAAACTACAGTTGCTAAAGCTTTGTGCAATCAACTAGGTCTTGATTACTTACTAGTTAACGGTTCGGAAGAAGGTAACATTGATACACTGCGGAACAAAATTAAACACTTTGCTTCAACTGTATCATTACAAGGTGGTTATAAAGTTGTCATTCTCGATGAGGCTGATTACTTAAATCCACAATCTACCCAACCTGCATTGCGTGGTTTTATCGAAGAATTCAGTAACAATTGCCGGTTTATCATGACCTGCAACTTTAAGAATCGGATTATCGAACCACTACATTCTCGATGTTCAGTTGTTGAGTTCAATATTGCTAAGAAGGATATGCCAGAATTATGCGGTTCATTTATGAAACGTGTTGGTGATATTCTTAAAGCTGAAAATATTGAATATGACCAAGCAGTTATTGCTGAACTAATTATGAAGCATATGCCTGATTGGCGTCGAGTTCTTAATGAACTGCAACGTTATTCTGTATCTGGTACTATTGACTCTGGTATTCTGGTTTCACTTTCTGAAGTGTCTATGGGTAACCTAATGTCATCTATGAAAGATAAAAACTTTAAGAAGATGCGTCAATGGGTAACAGATAATATTGATCAGGAACCAGCTGCATTATTTCGTAAGATATATGATAATATGTCTGATTATGTTCAACCACAATCTATTCCACAATTGGTATTGATCCTTGCTGATTATCAATACAAGAATAGTTTTGTTGCTGATCATGAATTGAATATGGTTGCGTGCTGTACTGAAATTATGGCAGCAGTAGATTTTAAATAATGAAAGAAAAGAAAAGAAACAAATATTGGAAATTATGGGCAAAGTCACTTGGTGAAAAGTCAGGTGCTAATAAACGTGAAGCTGATATTATAGCAGCGTTTAGAAGTGTTATTGTCTTAGTCAACTTTATTACATGCTTCTTTATTATATCAGGAGTGATACATCAATGGTAACAAAATGGAATAAAGCATTTATGCGAAGTGCGGCTGAGTTTGGACGTTTGTCTCACGCCACTCGTGCAAAAGTAGGTGCAGTGATTGTGAAAGATAATACAATTATTTCTATAGGCTACAACGGAATGCCTTCAGGATGGGATAATGGTTGCGAATACCAAACCTTAAACTCGCGAGGTCAAAATGCTACTCGCACCAGACCAGAAGTACTACATGCAGAATCAAATGCCATTACAAAAGTTGCAAGGTCAACTCAATCGTGTGATGGTGCTGAAATATACGTTACTATGGCACCTTGTATTGAATGCGCAAAACTAATACATCAGTCAGGTATAAATAAAGTATATTATGCGAATGATCACTTGCGTTCTAATGATGGTATCAAGTTTTTGGAAAAATGTGAAATCGAGGTGATTAATGTCCCCATTTGATTATGTAAATGATGTTACTTACGGTAAGAAAGGAATCATGACCGATAACCTTGCTGAGAAAGATTATAATGCATTTATTGTAAATCGTTCTCTTTCCTATCATAACGACACAGTTTTATTTGCTAATGAGATGAATATAAATCATACGATTGACAACCGTCTTCAATATGATTTTTTTATAAATATAATCAGGAAACGCAAACGCTGGTCCAAATGGATGAAAGCTTCTGACGTTTCAAACCTAGATCTCATCAAAGAGTATTATGGGTATAGCAATGAAAAGGCTAAGTCCGTATTAAAATTATTAAATGATGAACAACTAAACGAATTGAAAAATAGGATTTATAAAGGTGGAAAAAGAAAATAAAGAAGTCAGCAACTGGACTCCGGCTGAAATGCTTGAAGTCTCCCTCAACGAGCCAGATGATTTTTTAAAGATTAGGGAAACGCTAACACGTATTGGCGTTGCATCTCGTAAAGATCAGAAGCTATTCCAGTCATGTCATATTCTACATAAGCAAGGACGATACTTTATTGTTCATTTTAAAGAACTGTTTTTGCTAGATGGTAAGCCAAGTAATCTAATCGAAAATGATATTGAGCGCAGAAATACAATTGCTACACTTCTAGCTGATTGGGGTTTAGTAACAATTCTTAATACAAGTGAAGCTGCAAACTGTGCACCTTTACGCCAAATTAAAGTTATTCCTTATAAAGAAAAAAGCCAGTGGGAATTGTGTCCAAAATATAATATTGGCAATTCAAACAAGGAATAATTCCATATAAATATTTAAAAATATGGAGGAGTAATTTAATGGCTGTTAAAACATCCGGTGATATTTCAATTAATGACGTTTACAACGAATTCGGTGCACAACCACCACCATCAGTAGAAAGATTTATAGGCAGAGATCCACTGCGGATACCGTCGTATTATGGGCAAGGTAACAGGCCTCTGACTAAATTTAGCAACTACTATGGCGCTAGCAAAAGAACCACACTATTAAACCCAAGCGCAAATAATGATAGCTATGGTCGTTATGGCTATGCTAGAAGTAATGGATATTTTTATTATTTGTCAGAATCATCACAGTCTGGTTCAAGTTTTGGAGGTATAACTAGATTATCCAGCCTAGCAACCGGTAGCCGGCAATTAGCTTGTATTGTTACTAATAACACTGAAGCTAATGGTTCTACATCTGTTACTATAGGTTTTTCAGGAGGTAGTAGTTCCTCCAACGGTGGATTTACTACAGTTGAATTTTATCCTGGTAGCTTTAATAGCGTCGGTATACCAAGTTTAAATTGGACTCAATCAAGTAATAGGTTAAGCAGATCAACTGCTAGTTTTTACACACTTCCAGGAACTAGTCCAACAGTTTATGCATACCGCTGGAATAGTAGTACGAATGGTGGTAATGTAACTACTATATCTAACATGATTAAAAATGCTGCGCAAAACGGTGGCTCGAGCCGAGTATTCGTAGAGTTTACATAATTTAAATAGGAGAAACTAAATAATGATAACATATACAATCATCGATCTTAATATGCGTGAGCTGCAAATGCAAGTTAGGTTCAGCAATGATCGAGATGATTTGCCTGATTGGTTTACATACCATGCTTTAGAACCAAATATGACTGAAACTCAAATACATAACGAGTGTACCGGAGTTCTAGCTGAATACGCAACTTTATTTTGGCAAAATTACGAAGATACACCTGAATTTGTTTTAAATGAACGTTCACGGGAAATTAAAGATATTCAAATAGAAGACGTACCCGACTGGAATGATTTATATGAGCGCATTGAGCCAGTGTATGAAGAAGATGAAGATACTGTTTATAAATCCTGGATTAAAGTGCCATATACTGAAGAAGAAAAGGCACGCAATATTCGTCTAAGACGTCAGCATCAATTAGTCGAAACTGATGGCGAAGCTGTAGTAGACCGTACTTTATCTCAAGAAATGTTAGACTATAGACAAGCACTTCGTGATGTTACGGATCAAGAAACATTTCCACATAGCGTAATTTGGCCGATTAAACCTATAGGTTAATAATGAATAAGTTTAGATATTATATTTTAATTTCAAGAAACCTGGCTCAAGTCAAGCGCCATACACGTATGTGGGATGGGACTTATAGCCAGCAAATAACTAAAGACGATGTTGTCTTTTGCATTAATACACTAGATGCTGATTTTGAAGCTGACGCTGCAGCTTGGTGTGAATCTGAAGGTTTGGAATATCATATCTCTGAAAGCAATGGTGGTCCTTCTAAAGGTAAAAACGCTGTGCTAGATGTGTTTCTTGCGTCTGATGATGACTATATGATTCAGGTTGATGGCGATGATTTCATCACTCCGCATGGTTTGCATATCTATAGAATGATTGCTAATCCAACAGTTTATGGACTTCCTGATGAATCACCGCCTGATGTAGTATGTTTAGAATATCAGTTTGGTATTGTTCCTAATGAAGGATATGGTCCACTATCTGAAGAAGAGTGTCGAGATTCCGCGGCAGTATTTGCTGAAGATATTTTCAATGCTGAACATATCCAAGGTCGTGGCTATCGTTGTTTTGCTCGCACATATCAGTGGTGGGAACAAGCAATGCGTGGTGATTATATTAAAACAGGTAGTCCGTACCTAGAGTCACTATCTGAGGCCCATAAAAAATTAATTACTTATGAATTCAAGTACATTAATAAGTGGGAATCACATTGCCGAGTAGTTTGGTTTTCTAAGAAAGCAGCTAGTATGACACGTTTCCCTGAAAACATTCTCGTAGGTGAAGACTTAATAAATTACTTTGATCTA